ATTGTCCCATCTTTCAATTCTTCGCTCTCGCCTCGCGCAGGGACCGAATTAAATTCCGGAAGCATCTGGCACCTGCCGAGGCGGTCTTCGCGCGGCATCCCTAGGGGCAAACCGCCACAAGTATCCGTTCTTGTTCTTAGGGTATCGGCGGCTTCGACGCCGTGAAGCGTCGTAGGAGGAAGTTCAACTTCGCATCGCCGCGTACCTTCTCGATAACCCGGCCAACTGGAATCAGGACAAGGAGAACCTTATACATCCAACACAACCAATGTTGGCTCTTGACATATTAGCTCAAACGTTCTAGAATGTTTCTAGGCAAGGGACGGCCGCAAGATCTGTCCCTTGCTTATTTATTTTAAGCTGCGCGCCGTCCCCTGCCTTAACCCACAGCGGCCTCAAGTCCCTGTGCGCAATGTCGAAGGCATCGCGCAGCATCCCTTTGGGATGAATCCGCGGTGCGAAGCCGAAACAAGTAACCTATGAAAAATATGCCTGCAACTTCCCATAATATCCCTGCCCGGCGGGGGGTTCCATCCCCTGCACGCCAGGCTGATGACATGAGTCATCAGCCTTGTGACGAAATTATTACACTTCGTGAAAAGGTTCAATCCCTTGAGCGCTGGCGAACCTCCACCGAGACCGATTTGAAAGAGATCCGCGATGTGATCTCCCAAGTCAAATTGCTAATGTCCCTTTCTTTGGGCGGGGGAGCATTATCGATCCTTACTCTGGTGGTCACATTGATTCTTCTGGTCACTGGCAATAAATGACTAAATCAAAAAAAAAGCCGGGTGCCAAAAAGGGCAATAAGAACGCCCTCAAACATGGTCTTTATTCACAATTTATCTTAGAGACCGATGTGGCCGGCTTGAAGGATATGTCAGATAAGAATATCGCCAGTGAGATCGCCATGGCCAGGGTAAATCTGTCCAATGCCATGAAAGAATTAAGGGCCGCACCCTCCGCAGCCAAGAAGCTCGAATGGAATTTTGCGGCGCATTATTGGCTCGAAACCGTGATCGATGCGATCTTGCGCAGCCGTGAGCAGCAGCAGACGGCTGCCGTGGTATGGGATAACCTGCTCGAAGCCGTCCGTTCTGCCAATGATCGCCAGGGTGTTAGATGATCCAATCATTTTCCTTATCCCGTTCCGCCCGCCGGCAACTGACCGAAGCCGCCACCTCGATCAAGGGCTTTGCCCGCTATATGCTGGGGATCAAACTCTACCCGTACCAGGTCGAAGCTGCCAATGCGATCATTCGCTCCGTGGTGGCCAGGGACGGTAATACTTTCGTGATCATCTTTTCCCGTCAGTCCGGTAAGGACGAGATCCTTGCCATCCTTAATCTTTTTTTGATGTTCCGCTTCTCCGAGATCGGGCTAGATATTGTTATGGGTCAACCTACTTTCAAACCCCAAACAATTACCGCCATGGAACGCCTGCGTAGCCGGGGGAGTAATTTTGGTCGCCGCCTAACACGCACCGCCGGCTATATCATGCGCATGGGGCAATCACGTGTCTCTTACTTTTCAGCAGAACCCACCGCTCACCAGGTGGGGGCAACTGCGGGCCGGCTGCTGACCATGAACGAAGCCCAGGATATTTTCGCCAATGTTTATGACAAGCGCTTCGCCCCGATGGGAGCCAGCGGCTTCGCCACCAAAGTTTTCAGCGGCACAAGCTGGACTTCGACCACTCTGCTCGCCCGAGAGAAGCGGGCAGCCCTGGAAGCCGAAAAGAAAGACGGGATCAAGCGTGTGTTTATCGTGCCGGCTGATCAGGTCGGTAAGTCGAATAAGTTTTATGCGCGCCACGTGGCCGCCGAGATCCAAAAGCTGGGACGCAATCATCCGTTGGTCCGTACCCAATATTTCTGTGAGGAGATCGATAGTCAGGTGGGAATGTTCACTCCCGCCCGGCGTGCCTTGATGGTGGCTGACCAGGAGCCACACGCGGACCCGCAAGCTGCTGCCATTTACGCTTTCCTGATCGACGTCGCCGGCCAGGATGAAGCCAGGATGAACCTCGATAGTGATGCTCCGCTTTCCAATCCGGGCAGGGATAGCGTTTCGCTGACCATAGCCACGATCGACGGCAGTACCTTGCCAACCCTACAAGCCCCAACCTATCGCTTTGTCCGCCGCCAACAATGGACCGGCCTAAATCATTTGCTGGTCTTTGGCCAACTGCAAAATTTCGTCCAGACGTGGAACCCGCAGTACATCGTGATCGATGCCACCGGTGTGGGTGAAGGTCTGTGGGCTATGCTGGATAAGTCTTTCCCCGGCAGGGTTATGCCGGTCAAGTTCAGCAGCCAGGTCAAATCTGAAATGGGATGGAGGTTCCTGGCGATCATCGAGACCGGTCGTTGCCGTGACTGTGCTTTGACCGATGATGTTCGCTTGCAATATGATGCTTGCCAGTCTGAAATATTGCCAGGCCCCGGCAAGTTGCTCCGCTGGGGAGTGCCCGAAGGTGCACGGGCAGCCAGCGGAGAGCTCATTCACGACGATTACCTTTTAGCCGATGCACTCATCACCGAGATCGATCAACTGGAATGGGCCGCCAGCACCGATCTATCCTCATCCGAAGGGTTCGAACCATTGGATGCGCGGCGGGCGGATCAACCGCCCAGCCGCCAAATCGACGACATGAGTCGTCGATGGCCTGATTTTTGATAAATATTCTAATTTCAGGAGATGATCAATGACCAAGAAAATCGTAAAGACTTCGCTCGCCGTTGCAGAGACCGAGAACACGATCACGATCGGGGCCGCCACCTGGGATCTGAATTTCAGGGACCGGCTGAATTACGACCGCCAAAATATTCTCACCCAGGCCATTACCGCCTGGAGAGCCAACCCGATCGCCCGCAGGATTATCGAGTTAACTACTGAGTTCGTGATCGGCGATGGGTTCACGTTCACGTGTCCGAAGAACGTGGAAAAGCTTCTCAAAGATTTTTGGAGCCATCCGCTCAATAATCTCGATGATCAACTTCCCGAATGGGCGGATGAAGCCTGGAGGACCGGGGATCTATTCTTGCTGGTTTCAGTGGATGGCGGCGGCCAGGCGTACGTGCGTGCCCTGCCGTCCGAGAGTGTTGGCATTATCGACGTGGCCGGGAATGATTACCGCCAGGAGAAGACTTACCGGCATGATGCAACCGACGACAAGCCATGGCCGGCTTACCAGCCGGGCGATGATCAGGATATTTTCGTGCTGCATTTTCCATTGTCGCGTGCCGTGGGTGCTTCTTTCGGCGAGAGTGACTTGTCACACATCCTGTATTGGATCGGCCTCTACCGCCAATGGCTCGAAGATCGGGCCAGGCTCAATTATTTCCGTCAGATGTTCTCGTTTATCCTTCAACGTCCTTTCACCAGCCAAGCCGAAAAAGACAAGTACATGCGTGACTTTGCCTATAAGCTGCCAAAGAAGAGCGGCGGTGTGCTGGGGCTCGATCCAACCGAAAGTTTGGGCGTGCTCAATCCCAACCTGGCCAGCTTCGAAGCCGAGACGGATGGCCTGGCCATCAAGCGCATGATCGCATCCGGGGCAGGGATCCCGATGCATTACCTGGCCGAGCCCGAAAGCTCCACCAGGACCACCGCCGAAGCAGCCGGCACACCTACGTTCAAGCGCTTCAAGCGCCGCCAGCAGTATCTTGCCAATGTGGTGCGGACTTTGCTGCAGACTGTCGTTCAGATCCGCCGTCGCAGCGTTTCCAATTTGCCGGTCTCACCTGAGATCCAGATCAATGTGCCCGACATTACCGAGCGTGACAATGCCAACCTCGCCATTGCAGTTCAAAGGATCGTAACTGCTTTCGCTCCGCTCTATAACGCCAAGCTGATCGATCCGAAGGAATTCATCCGGCTGGTTTACCGGTTCGTCGCCGAAAGCGCCCCGGCCACGATCGGAGAGTTTGCCCCGCTTAATGTGCGCGGCGTGGCCACTAAGTTACCCAATACAGATCCTAATGCGGACCCGAACAATCCGCCGGCAGGAGATCCCAATGCCCCGTAAGACGATCTATATCCGCAATCCGGCCTATGGTTCGCATTTCCGCACGATCATCGGCAAAGGGTCCGGCGGATTAAGCCGGCTGCCAGGGAACTGAATTACCCACCCGGTATCGGTTCGATACTACAAACCAACTGGCAGCGGCGGGCTCGGCGGCGGCATCAAACAGGCCGCCGGTCCCTCCAAGCCTTATGCACCGTACTTCGATGTTACCTGGAACGTCCTGGACTGTAATCAGATCTGATTTGGAGGAGCCATGAAATTCAACCAATGCAAGGTCAAGGCGATCAGAGCCGATATCGCGAATGGCGAGATCACTTTTGCTTTCGGTATTTCGCTCAATGATGATAATCTCGAAGTTGCTTCCGAACTGGCCAAGTACGCGGATAAAGATGCTGGCCATGTGACTGTTGAAGTCAGTCCGCAGCAGCTTCCACTGATCAGTTAATTCTTGTTTGAGATCCGGGCGCCCGGGAAGAACAAGATTTCTTGTTCTGCAACTCGAAGATCCTGGATAACAAGAAGCCTAAACCAGCCCACGTGCACGGATATACGGTCAAGTGCCCCTCCGTTCACCAGGTCTGTTTTTCGGAAAGGAGACTATGAAAGTTAGAGATGCTTTGCCAAGTTTGTATTTTAGTGACCCCTGCCTCGCAACCGCAGCGCCGGCCCAAGACCGTGTCACGATGCTGCAACAGATCGAAAGCGGAGAACTCGCTTCGCTTGACTTCGATGCCATCGTGTATGTGTACGGACCTAATCGCAATCACCTGTCGTTCTACGAGCAGGATCTTCCCAAGCTGGCTAGTAGTTTCAAGAACAAGCCCTTCCTGCGTGATCACGATCAAATGACTTTGTCGTCACGCGATGGCCTGATCTTGTCCAGCAAGATAGTCCACCAATTGGGTGAGACTTGTTTTCAACAGAAGATCCAACTCACCACGCGCCAGGGTATGACCGATTACGTCGAAGGTCGGATCGACCGGTTTTCGATTGCCTGGGACTTCGAGGATATCCATTGCAGTATTTGCAAAGCCTCGTGGTTCGCGTGCAGCCATGTGCCCGGTAAGAAATATAAGACCGGTCCAGGTGCTAAGGAGATCCTTTGCGAACTTCTTTTCACCAAGCCAACCGGCAAGGAGACCAGCGCGGTCAATACGCCCGCGGTGGATGGTACGTCGATCCTTGCCGATCTCAATTCGTTCAAGGAGAAGAACATGCTTCCAAATAAA